ATGACCAACAACACCATAAAAATCCTACTGTCAGCGATGACAGTCAGCTTGCTCAGTCTGAATGCCGTTGCTACTGACACCACGGTTCGTGGCAGCCAACTGATGACCCAGCAGGAGCGTCTGGAACAACGGGTAAAAATGAACGCAGCACAATCGCCTGACGCCCGCCAACAGCTTCGCCAGGAACACCACGAGCAAATGGAAAAGCGTGCCAGCGAGCGTGGGCTGACATTGCCCGATACCCCTGCAGCCCAAGGTGCAGGCATGCGCCAAGGCATGGGACCCGGAGCAGGCCGCGGCCGTTGAGCACACCATCAAAGACAAGTCACTGGGTGACTAGACGCCGCTGTCCGCAGACTACGCTCGCAGTGGCGTCATTTAATTTTCGATAGCCTATTCCAAACGACCAAACCTCGAATTCGCATAATTTGGACTTATGATAAGTAGCCGCTATCACATCGTGAAACGCGATTAAAAAATATTCGGGAACTTGCTGCGGTCGACCGCAGTTATCCCCGGAAATTGTGGACAAGGCTCGGGATAACCGGGCCTTTTTCTTTGGCTTCAAGCGCTTATCTTGCCGACTGTTTTAAGGTCAAAAGCGGTTTGGTAGAGGGGTGAGGGGGTTCATGGCCTGTCCGCATTCAATGACCAGCGAGCGCGGACCCGCTACTCGGTCTTGTCTCAGCCTGACCGAATTTGATGCTGGTCGAACAAGCAGACTTGGCCCCTTGCGCGGTGTCGCGCCAAACTTTTGACGCCGCCGCCGACACTCCTGACGCTAACTATTTATTTTCGTTACGATGACAAATAATGCTTGATTTAATCAAGCGATGCGCTATAATAACGTCACCGTAACGAAATAAGAAGGAGAGCGAAATGGAAATGATAAATGTTGATCTGGCATGCAAAGCAGAGCTTGAGTATTTAAAAACAGCAATCTGCGATTTTCCCGAACAAGGAGAGGAATTCGCTAATCAAGCCTTTGGCGTTTTTGGGCTATGGTGCCGTTTGCATGGATGGTGCGAAACTGAAAACACCGAAGTTAAAGCAATGCGCGAATATTTGGACGGAATCATCCGCTTTGGCGAAGCGATGCAAAAAAAGACGCTCGGATAATGGCAAAGGAAAAAACCGGCGCGGCAGAAAAAACCCCCGACTTGCTGAAAAAGCCACGCGGCAGACCGGCCAAAGGCGACAGCGCGATGAGCGGTGCCGAGCGCATGAAGAAGCTCAGGGCCGAGCGCAAAGCAGCCGGTCTTTGTCCGTGCTGCGGTCAATCAATTGAACAAAAACTGGACACGGCGCTTTAAGGTCAAGACCGCCTACCCGGCAGGGCCAAGGGCGCAGCCCTTGGAACCATCTTTCGACAAACTGTTGTTACGCCGGACCCGCTTTAATCGTCGGCGTCCCTTGGCCTGCTCTCCCTCCGTTTGCTGCGGATGGCTGGTTTTGTTCAACAGATTGAAAACTGACCGGCAGGGCAAAACCATCCGGCAAAGGCGCTCTCGCTACGGAGTACGTACTCAGGCAGCAGGTCAAAGGCAGTCTGCAAAGCGGTGTAGGGGTTTAGTGGCCTGTCCGCATTCGATGACCAGCGAGCGCGGACCCGCTACTCGGTCTTGTCTTGGTCTGACCGAATTTGATGCTGGTCGAACAAGCAGACTTGGCCCCTTGCGCGGTGTCGCGCCAAACTTTTGACGCCGCCGCCGACACTCCTGACGCTGATCGTTATTTAAAAAATCGGCAGCGGTAGCGGCTTCGGCGGTGGCGGGTAATTGCTGTTCGTGCTCGAACCATCCGGTACCGACGTTGGCGCGCTGGCCGCTTCGCTGGCCGGCTGCTGGCCACGCGGTTCGCGGTAGAGCTGCGGCAGGTTTTCCGGCACTTTGCGCCATTGCACGAACATACCGTGTTGCACGAACTGGCGACAGAATGCTTCGGTCGTGACCATGCGGTTGCCTTGCTGGTCGATACAGCGACAGGTATCGGTATCGTGATTGACCATGCAGGCCATCGGCGTTGGCACATCGACTGCCCGCGTCAGATCGTCATAGAGCGGTGCAGTCCAAGGCATCCCGGCGATGCGCGGTTGCTGTTCGGCAATGTAGGCCGCGACCGTGACCGGACCGCTCGCCCGGTTGCCGTCAGCGACTTTCGCGCCAGTCTCAGTTTTTGCGACTGGCGTTGCTTCCTGCGGCTTGCGTAAGTTATTGACCGCACCCATCGCAAAGTAAATCAACACGCCGATCAATAACGGCACGGAGAGCAAAAACCAAACGCGCTTCGGGATTTTGGCCTTGTGCGTGTGAAGTTCTGCGGACTTGTAATAGCCGTAGACTTCTTTGGTAAAGCGATATTGCCGCCGCACCGCCGCGAGTAGATTGCGCTGGGTAATTTCATGCGTACTGCCCCATTCGTGCACGGTCGTGGCTTGCAGGCCGAACTTGCGAACGACGTGGATATGCTGACCGACCAGCCGCTTAATATTTTGGTCCAACAGCGCCGGATGCTGCGTGATCAAAAATATATCGTAGCCCTTGTGGCGGTGCGTTTCCATCGCCGCGATGTAGGCCGGGACCATCGCGCCATTCGCCCTTGGCCGGAACACGGTCTGGCACTCGTCAATGACGATGATTGCACCAATCGGCAGTTCGTCCCACTTTTTCGGATCTTCCATCTCGAACCACGGCAGCATTAAATCTTTAATGCCGAAGTAATAGACCTCGCGCTTTTCAGCGACCGCTTTTTTATTGATCAGATCAATGGTGTAAAGCGATTTACCCGCACCCGGTGTGCCTGTAGTGAGCGTGATCATTTTTTAAATCCTGCCGAGAATAAAACGCACCCCGAGCAACGAGGCATAAGACATATAACCGCTGATCAGAATATTGACGCCATCGAACAGACCGGCGAAGGCGGCGAACTGAAGCATTTTCGCGCCAAGGCCCATCGCGCCGCCGCCACCTTGGAGAAATCCGGCAATCGTTTGAATATCGGTGATCGCGTAGCCAATGAAAGTTTGCAGACCCTTGACGCCGATCATCGTTAAACCCAGACCGGCGAGAATCATTCCAGCGCGAGACACAAAAAATTGCGTTAGACCGGAGATCACGCCACCGGCCATCAATGCGCCCAGCATAGGCAATGCCATGTTTTACCCCTTAGACCAGTTTTGCCGCGAACAGCCGGATTAAGGCCATGTAGGCCAAGATGTGAATTAGCAATTTGACGAAATTACCGATACTGCAAACGATCTCGCCATCGAGCGTAAAAACCGCTTTGCCGATCGTGTAGGACTGCGACCCGACCGGGCATGATGACGAATAATTGACATACGCATGGTTTCGCGTGGTGAATTCGTCCGCTATGTTGAAATCCTTGGAACCATCGGCATTGAGCGCGGTAATCCCGGAAGTCACCTGCGCCGCCGTACCCCCCGGATTGAGACTGTCATGCAGGGCCGTGGTTGAGTCCGGCGAGTACATACAGCGGGTTTCATGGGAGGCTTTTGCAATGGCGCACGTGGCTGCATCCCCGGTACAACTGAAACCGGCCTCACACGTTCCGCCAAAAGTCGATTCTTTCGCTTCCTTGTCACCCGTACAGGCCGCGTTTTCCGGATTTTCCTTGCAAAAATCCGTTTGACCTTCGGTCTTGGACGTGGATTTAGAGCAGGTCGAACCATCCACATTGAGGGTAAAACCGGCTGGACATTCGACGCCGCCGTTCTCGCCCGTTTTGCCATTAACCGTTTCTTTCGTCTTGGTCGTGGTCTTGCCGTTTTCCGTACTCGTCGTAATGTCCGTTTTTTTGTAATCATCGGCACCGGGGTCTGGCTTGCCATCCTCTCCCGGCGTGCCTTCCGTTTTTGAATCTTCGGTTTCGACTTTCGTCGGCTTTTGCCCCGCAGGCGCATCTTCAGCAGGTACGCAAGTGATCGAACTCGACCCCTGAATATAGCCCTGCCCCTTGTTGAGACAATCCTCGGGCTTTTCCGGTGGAATCTTGGTTGGGTCAGGCGGCAATGCCTCTGCTTCAGGGTTATTCGGCGCTGCTGACGCCCCAGAAAATTTACATTCCGAGCCGCTCCCACCGTACCCGGTCAACACCCGAACAGCGCACTTCACCTTGCACTCGCCGACCGACCATTCCGACGATGGCCCCACAAAACTGTAAGAGGCATTGACCGTCGATTGCCCCGCTTTACCCGTACAGTTCTTCACACATTGACCCGACGAATTAAGATCAAAACCGAGAGGACATTCTGGCAGCTTGCAAAGACCGTTGGACTCGTCCCGAATTTGCGGCGCCACACAATCAGGCCGCGAACACGTTGATCCCGTTAACGTCCAGTTTTTACCGACAGGACAGGTTTTCGTGTTGCTCTGACATTCATCACCAACCCGCGAATATCCGGTAGCACAATTCGGATTGCGATAAACAGCAAACGAGGAGTTGGTCGTTACACAATTTCCGACATGTTCATCGACCGTTCGCGTTTCCGAATACCCCGCAGCAGGCTGAAAAGCAAATGCAGGCGCACCGTTAGTCGGAGCCCGAGATGAACACACCTGAGGGATAGTCCAGTAATTAACGCCACCCGGCGTTAAATACCAAATTCGCAGCGCGACTGTTTGATATTCAGCCGGCATCGTTTCGGCAAAGGCCGACACCGACCCGCCACCAAACAACAGGCCAATCAGAAAATACAAAGCCAGCCTCATCGGAACATCAGCCAAAAAGCCGCCACGACTGCCAGAACATAGATTTCCCAAATACCCACTTCAACCCCCTTAAATATCAAAGGGGCCAAAGCCCCGGTGCAGGATTACATTGCGCTGCGAATCCACTTATAGACCTTGATGCCGACCACCATGACCAGCACGGCAGCGCCGACGGTGGCAGCAGCAGTACCGGCATCACCGATTGCCGTGATCACGCTGGTGACATCAACGGCGGCCTGCGAAGCGGCAGCGGAAAGACCCAGACCAAGGCCGATGACGAAACGATTGATTTTGTTCATTTGAAACTCCTAGCCCAAAGTTGAAGGTGAAAAGGTTGGGCACCCTTGCCACCCAGAAGAGAAACACTAAAGCCGACCGTGCCCTGCGGTCCCGGTTCGGCTTTAGTGTTTTTCGTCGATTGAGTTGTCATAAGTGTCCAAGGCGCTGCGGATGGCTTTGATGCCGAAGCCCACGGCCAGAAGCAGGACGAACGAGAAAGCAATGGTTTGGGCATCCTCGGCGGACGTGATAAAGCCGTGGGAAAGCTGGGCATATTCAGAGGCATTGATCAGCACGTAATTGCAGGACGAAACCGGCGTCGTGACGTCCTGAACCAAGACGCTCTTTAGGGTATGGGCCGAGCCCGACGCGGCACCCGTGGCGACATACACCGCTTCGATATTGGCGCAGGTAGCCAT